TCTATAAATTCAGCTTCTGTTGCGGTATCAATAAAAGTTTGCTTAACCCAAAATTCTAGCAATTTATATATTGCTTCAGCTTCTATTCCGTAAGCACTTGCAATGTCAAAATTAAATGTTCCTTCTATTTTAGAAAAATTATTTTCCAAATTAGATAAAAACTTATTCCTCGCTTCTATTTTATTCACTGTATAACACCTCACTTTCTCCGTAGACGGTAGAGACATTAAAAGAGACTTTTAAATTATTATCATCGTTGTTGTAGTTTAATTCAAAATTATAGCAGTCCAAAATATACGGATTAACTAATAAACAATCTTTAATTTCCGAAATAATTAAAGCATTTTTTATACTTTCCTGATAAACCGTACCAATATGCACATCTAAATCATTTCCATAACTATCCGAATGTATTTCGTAAAAATTTCTTTTAGTTTTAAGTGCCTTAAATATCCATACCTTGAGTGCTTCATTTCCGTTTAATTCAACAAGTCTATCGCCATTTTTCAATGGCTCTAATGTATCTAAATCAATTGCATACTCTGTAAAAGGGGGTAATTCTTTTTTTTCTTTTTCTGTATTTTGATTCAAAAACAATTCTTCAAAATCCATATTTACACTCCTTCTATTGCACCACTTGGCATTTTCACTATTTTACTAACTACCACATAATTTATCCCAAGCACTAAAACTAGCACTTCATCTCCAACTTTTAAAGTGTCCTCAAACCATATATCCTTACTACTTTTATAAGTTCCAGAACCTTTAATTGTCGAATGGTCATGGGTGTGTGAAGCAGGTCCATTTCCTATCCCTGTTTGAGTTGTAGCATTAATAGTTATTTCATCAATAACACCGTCTATTTTATAAGTTCTGTGATAATGTGGTAATAAGAAATTAGAACAGTAAATTTGTTCTGAAGGTATTTCCACATTATCAAATTTTATTTTTAATTCAGGTGGTGGACTAGTTACACTAGCTCTTATAAAATTGTTGGATTGCTGTTGCACTCCATTATCAATCATATCGTTAAGTATTTCAAACATGCTCATTATTTAGCACCTACCTTTTTCTTATTTTTCTCATTCTTCTTGCTTTTCTCACCTTTCTTGTTTTTCTTACTCTTTTTACTTTGTGATTTTTTCGATTTTGGTTTTTCTTCAAATTCAGTTTTGTCCATCACATTTTCAAAAGTTAATTCTATATCGCAATAATACATATCATTTTCCCAAGTATGCGTATCATTTTTTACTAAAAAACTACCAACAAGGTTCGTGTGTGGCTCGTGTATTCCTATTGAATAACCGCTTTGTATCAAAACATTACCAAGACAAGTGATATTTCCTGTTTTTTCAACACTTTTCAACATCTCTTTCGCATTACTGATATTATCCCTATCCTTGTCATACTGCATTACTTTTTGAAATAATCCGTATTTTTCCTTGTCTTCTTTATTTTCTACTTTATCTACTATTTGTTGTTTTTCTTTTTCAGTTTTATAGATAACAATTTGATTCACCATTTGTTCAATATCTTCACCATATTTAGAACTTTTTATATCTTGCTCAGAATTTAGCATAACATCTGCCAAACTTCCTTGTTCCACAACTTCTATTTTTCCATCATTACTAACAATAGAATATATTTTTTTATCTTTTCTATGCTGAATCGTATAAGCGTTCAAAATTATTTGATACCCACTCTTATTAACTGCTGGATAAGTGCAATCCACTTTGTCTTCAGGTATATTTCCAACTTCCAATTTTAACTCTCCACAAATTTCTTTCAATATTTGAGACGGCTTTTTCTTATTAAAGTTTTTCACAAAATAGTTTTTATTAAGATATATGGAGTTATCAAAACAATTAAAAGTCCTAATTTTACTATCTCCAACAACTTCAACAGAAAAAACTTTACCAATAAATAATTTATCAGCATCAACATAGAATTCCACTTTATCTCCTAAATTAGCAATTTGATTATCATCTAAATATTTTACTTCTAATGTTCGTGATGTTCCATTTATTCCACCCTTCCAAGTAATTCGTTCAAATTTTTTTATGTGTTCTTTATCATTAATCACAATCTTTAACATTTCCAAACTTCCTTTTTAAACTTTAATCAAGCTATCAATTTTTTCTTTTATTTTATTTTTTAATCCGCTCTTTAAATTTTCAAATCTCTCTTCCAGTTGATACTCTTTAATTGGCGAAGTCTTCCCAGTATATCGCTCATAAAGTTCATTAACATCATCAATCAATCTTGTCTGTTTCCGAGCTTCTATCAAATCAATTGTAATATCAATATCTCCTGTTCTCTCTATTATTTCATATTCCAACTGTTCAATATAACATTTAAAATAAATACTATAATTAGCACTTACCAAAGTTAAAACTTCTTTATTATCTTTATATTTTTCCAATTTTTTTATACCACTCATCGGCGAATGTGGATTTAGTAAAAAATTAAAAAATTTAGATTTTTTAGCAGGTAAAAATGTAGAAAAATTGACTTTTTTTATGTTTTTTTCTCCTATTAATGCTACTTCTCCAACATCTAATATCTTTACAACTTCACTGTTTTGACTGCTCGTAATTTTGAAATCCGACGGTGGAATCACAAAAATAAACGGTTCTGTATCGTGCAATAACATAAATATTGATCTCATATTAAAACTCCTTTCTTAATTATTGCGATGCTTGAATTTGAGCTTGTAAATTTGACATCATAGTGTTATATGTATTTTGACTAACATTCTGTGCTATCTGTCTAGCTATACTCTCAATTTTTGCTGTATCATTTATTGTTATATTTGACAATTGTGCAGCTATTTGTGCATTAGCCTGATGATTTATAACTTGTTCTATTGATACTGGTTGTGGTATTGGCGGTTGCATTGTGCTCAAACTAGTATTCAAAAGACTTGGCAAACTATTTAATGGACTTAATCCAGAACTGATAGCATTAGTTATAGCGCTCGGATCAAATGGTTGCAAGGGATTATTATTTTGTTGTTTAGATACAAGTTGTGAAATTGCACTTGTTAATTGTGCTGTCTTATCTTGCTGAGTAAGTGCTAAATTTTGCTGTGGTGCTACCCTTGCTTTGACCGCATTTATATCAAGTACAACCTTCTGCAAAGCTTCATATGACCTTCTGTCATATTCTTTTTGTCTTGCAATTCTCGATGCTTCTTCTTTTTGTGCTTCTGCCATCGAAGGTACTTTAACATCAGAATACCCCATATAGCGGAACTTTCCATCGCTAGAATTATAACCAGATTGACTTGCTCCAGGAGTAAAAGCTCTAGCTATAGCTTCTTGTTTTTCTTTTTCTTTTTTTGGGTCTTTCGGCTCTATTAAACCTTTTATTATTTCCGGCGTATAATATCCAATAGCTCCACCAATTGCAGCACCTACTGCCGTTCCTACTGGTCCACCAATTGCTGTTCCTAATTGAGCTCCCCAAATTGCACCTTTGGCTCCTATAATTCCTCGCATTCCTATTTCTGCACCTTTTGTTAATTGTTCAGCTTGCCCTTTTAATTTTTCAGGATCTAATGCCCCGCTTTTTTGCCATTCTTCAACTCTTTTCATAAAGTCTTCCATCCACCTAGTTGCTATTGGGGCGAATGCTTCTCCTAACGATATTTTTAAATCATCTATCGCCGATTTAAATTGTGCTATTTTGTTAGCCGTTGTATTACTCATATCATTAGCAAATTTATCCGTTGCACCACTAGAATTTCTTACAGCATTAGCAACTTTGTTATAGTTTTCTTCTGTTGTTCCCATAATAGAAGCCAGTATTTTCATACCTTCTCCACCAGCAATCATTGTTAAATATCTATTTCTTTCTTCCTGTGTAAGACCTGCAGTAGCAATTTTTAAATCATCAGATAATGCTTTTAATCCTCTAAAATGTCCTTGCTGGTCATAAAGTTGAATATTTAAGTCTTTTAAAGCATTTCCCACTTGTTTCGATGGATTAGCCAACCTTCTGTAAATCCCTGCTAAATTACGTCCAGCTTGACCAGACTTAATTCCATTATCCGCAAGCACTCCTAATAAGATATTTACATCTTCAAAGCTCTCAAAATTTCTTGAAGTTGCTGCAACATATTTATAAGCCTCTCCTAACATTTGTACATTGGTATTTGCATTATTACTTGTTGCAACCATTACATCCATAAGTCTATCAGAATCTTTTAACGACATACCAAAAGCTGTCAAGTTATCTGTGACTATATCGGAAGTTTGAGCGAAATCACTTCCAGCCGCAATTGACATTTTCAAAAGTTTTGGTGTCATTTCTAGCACTTCATTTGTTTTCATACCAGCCATAGCTTGATACATTTGTGCTTCTGCTACTTCTTGAGCTGTAAATTTAGTTGATCTACCCAAATCTCTTGTTTGTTGCATAAGTTGCTTTTCTTGTTGTACTGTAGCCCCCATTATAGCCTTATTTCTTCTAACTTGGTCTTCCAAATTTGCGTAGGCTTCAACAGAAGATTTTAATAAACTAACTGCTGCACCCGCTCCGATACCTACTCCGACAGCTGCCATTGCCCCTTTTACTCCGTTAAATTCGTTTTTTAATTTACCAGATACACTTTTACTCTTTTTTTGTAGTGATATTATTCCATTTCCTACATTTTCCAGTATTCCTGTAAATCCGCCCTTTATTCCATTAGATGCTCCAGCAACCTGATTTTTTAACTCCCCTAACGAAGTCTTTGCTTTTTGTGCTACATTAGTAAATTTATCTTTCAATTCAAGCAATGCGCTCAATTTATACTCACTCATTCTCTAATCCACCTCCAATCATAAAAAACATAAATAACAACTCCGAATTACTTAATTCCCTTAGACTTTGCAGACTATGTCCACAATTTAAATAGTGAGCGACTGTTTTTGCTTTCCAGTCGCCCTTGATTAGTTTTTTATTTCTTCAACCACCTCTTCAACAGTAAATTTTTCATTCCATCCAGCTTTCTTCATAAGTAATTCCGAAATATTTACTATAGTAGATTGACTCAATACTTTTGGCACAACTTCAATTGGATTCATTTGGCAACCCAATTCAGTAATCAATTTTTCATCTTTAAATATTTTCCCTGCAGTATAGATTAATTCACTGTCTTTGTCTGTACTATTACTAGATAAAATATCCAGTATTTCCATTCTGTTCAATACTTCTAATTCTAAAACAGCTCCATTCAATTCTTCAACTTTAACTTTTACTGT